AATACTACCAGTATAGAATGTATACAAGCTTCCTGAATCTGTACCAAAATATAAATACTTCTCAAAATCATCAAATCCATTAATAATTTTATTACGCTTTTTAGCAACATCAATAATATTTGATTCTTTAATAGTTTGATTAATATTATTAAGACTCGTTAATTGAGCATTATAATCTTCTAATAACTGAACCTTATAATAAAAGTTATTAAATCTTTCTTCGGCTGAACTATAAAATATAAATTGCTCTGGTTTACTATAATCAATATTTAACTTAATACCAGTTAATGATTGTCCAAAATACGTATCTATAATTTGTTGAGAAGTAGATAAATTAACATCTAATAAATCATTCCATGTTTGAAATCCAGTTACTGACCCTTTAAAAATATCTAAATCTATATCAAAGTTCGGCGATTGAATAAGTACCGAAGGATCTATTATTTCTATATTTTGAGCATATTCTGCTATATCACCATATCTAAATACTACTTCATCTATTTGACAAAGCTGTTTAATTTCAAGACCAATTGGCAATGGCTCATATAATTTTATTAAAATATCATAAGCCGGTGCTGGCCCTAAATCTATATTAATAATGCGTATAAATCTATCTTGACCAAAATTAACATATAAATTATTAAAATTAGTACCAGTCGTTAAATATTGAGTAAATTGTGATCTTGTAAGGTCTGCTGTTGAAGAGGATGTTGATGAGCCTGTTTCAGCAGTTTTTATATCTACATTACTAAAATCAAAAGGACTAAGCCCAACTTCGCCGCTAACTGGAGGTTTTGGTGCAGCTGGAAGTATTTTTCGTCCTAATTTTATTTCTGTCCTAGTAGAAGAAATTTCTTGAATAAATAAATTATTAGGATTATCTCCACCTATAAATCTATTATAAGAATTAATCGTATAATAATATTTTCCAGAGTTTAGATTTGACTGATCAAAGTATTTATTGAAATTAGGAATATTTAAATACTTAGCTGAGACTACTGCGTTTAAATTAAATCCTGCACTTGAATAAGGTATTATTGTAGGACTTGATGTTTGAAATTCTTTAGATGTATTTTCGACAAAACTATTAAGTAATAAACCATTAAAGCTATATATATTTACTTCATATTTACTACGAGCTGCTGTAGGAGTTGAAGTAATTATATTAGGATTACCGATAAGTTGAATATCAGCATCACTAAAACCGATATTATATACTGGCTGATCTGTTTGAAGTAATTTATCTATTGTCATTTGTTATTCTGGTAATAATGTAAATGTTGATCCTGGGTATATTTCCATTATAAAATTATCTGGCATCTTTATTACGGGTAAATAAATAAAATCTGTCTCACCTCCCAAACCATAACCAGTGTCTAATAAATCTATTGTAAATAATCCGGTACTATCTCCAGGTTTATATGTAAATGCTATATTATCAGTTCTTTCAATACCATTTCCTATAGGCTCTGATTTACCATTAAAAAACTTAAAAAATTGTATTTTAGTTGTAGCATTACCTTGATTAATTGTATTTAATCCTACATATCTATATCGATATTTTATAGTAGCTTTTAAAGTATAGAATGCTTTACTATTAGCATCTTGATATAATGTAGCCCCTTTGTCAGTTACGTTATATGTAGACTTACCATTAGTTTGTATAGCATTATAATATATGCCGTCTGAGCTTGATAAAATATCAAATCCAATTTTTTCGCCATAAAATTTACCGTTATATGTTTTGTTTGGTGCTGCAGATGATGATACTCTAATACCTACTTTACATCCACCTAATGCATTAATTTTTTCTTGAGTTAAATTTGCACTTAATACATTTATAGTTGTATTTGCTGTTGCTATATCAATCTCTAATTTATTAATTAATGCATCTTTATCAATAGTAGGAACCAATTCTGTAAATTCTCTTTCGTCTAGTAAAAATCTATTATATGTATTAATAGATATTGTACTTGTTATACATGGAATGCTTAATAATAAAGAACCACTTTCTTTAACTATAACTTGACCTGCGCTATTTCTTTGCATATTATATTATACTAAAAACCTCATCACTTTTAAAATATTTTATTGTTCCGCCATTTAAAATTTTAAACGTAAATCTATAAAATCTATTTTTCTGTAATGTATTAAAATTAAATAAAAAGAAGTTACTTGTACTATCGCAACTTATTTTTGTATAGTCACTATATGGTATAAGTGCTTCGCCAGTATAATAATCCTCTACTTGATAATATGAAGTTTGAGGAAGATATTGTACTATATTATAAGAACTACCCGTAGAAAATGTCCTTGCCGGGAATAATGGTCTGCTAACTATTCTTAACTTTTCAATTGAATCTTGATCATATTGTTTATTAAGATTCTTAGCTATAATAGCATATTTATCTGTATTTATAGGTGGTAAAGAACCTGTAGTAAATACTGAATCGTCCCATGCTAACTCTAATCTTGGAGGATATATAGTATTAGTTTCGCTACTAAAAAATTGAATAGGACCATATGTGTCTGTACTATATTCTAATGAGCCTGATATCTTAATTATAAATCCTTGTTCTTTTAAAGAACCACTTAACCAAGCATTTACGATATTAGATACATTTAAATTTAAATCTTGAGTAATAGGAGAATATTCAAATGATTGTTTTGAGCCTGATGCTTGATACCAATTACATCCTCCTGTTGATGTAAAGTAACTAGCGCTTACACCTGATGCAAATGACCCCGTTCTCCATAAAACTGTTTCTGTTGCATATTCCCAAGAAACTCCATTTGTTAATACTGGAATATAATTAACTTTACCTGTTCCTAAAGTCCATGACTGAGATATTGGATAACATTCTACTGAATATTCTACTGGAGTATTTACTGCTTCTAAACTATATAACTTTAACGTTGAATTTAAACTTCCCGTAGTTAAAAATCCGTTAGTACGAAGATTTGATACTGATTGACTTACCTTAAAATTTATTAAAATTCTAGATACTTCAATCATAGTATCGCTCGTAACTATTTTTTCTAACTCCAATATTTCATCTAACCCTGCATTTAAAGTAGGATCTCTTTCATAAATTGTAGCGTCTTGATTTGAATATAAATGATAAATCATATTTTTATTTAATTACTTTATGAAACTACTCTACCTTTAATATCTTTATTTGGATATTTAATTTCAAAGATACAAGGATCTAAACTAGGATAAATTACTCCATTCCTTATAGCTTTAGTTATATCATATTTATTATTTGAATATCCTATATCATTACCTGTTAAATTAGTAATAGTAATATTTGATACTGTTTGTACGCCATCAACATTATCTAATTCAGAATATAATTTTGATATTACGATAGGCTGATTAACTTGCCATTTAGTAATATCGAAAATTTCTTTTAACTTAGCAATACACTTTAATAATACTTCATTACTATTATATCCTGGTAATGCTATAATACTAAAATCTAATCCTATATTTACAATATAAGCATCTTTAATATTAACTGCATCAGTAATCATTCTATATTGCTCTAAATACGTTTGTAAATTAGTTTTAATGATAGAATTTAAAGGAGTTAAGTTTGTATTATTATCATAACCTAAAACATATAAATCCAGCGCCAATTGATTATCGCTAACATTACCACCATTGGTTACTTTATCTTTTGCTTGAGTAATATATGCTTTTGCTACAGACCCAAATCTTTGTGGCAATGAATAAACTCTAATAATATAATCTTCTACTGTTACAGCTCTATTTTGAGATGCAAAGTTTGCAATTGCATTATATCTAATTTCATCAATAGTCTCTAAACTTTTACCGCCTACTGCAGGCATTGGATTATTAACTGCTATTGAGTTTTTAATTCTAGTAAATAAAGCTTGATTTAATCCAGTACCATCAGAATCAAAAGTTACACTTGTAATTCCGGTTAATGTATCAGACTGAACATTTGATTCAATTCCTCCGCCTGTAGTATATCTAACTGTTAGTGTAGTATTTGCAGGTGCTAATCCATAAGTTTTAGAATATAAAAAATTACTAGGATCTATCGAATAGTCTATAATAGATGAATATAACGAACTACCTACTAAATCTGGATTTGGAATTAATTCCTCATCTGCTGAAGTTGAAACTCCTGCTCCGAATTGTAATGTAATTGTATTATCAGCATTTACTCTAGTCTCAAATCTTCTAGATACCTTTTTTAACTTTAATAAATAAGGAGATACCCCTGATGAACCAGAATAATTCATATTTGAATATTGGTCATTCTTAACTTCATCAAAAATTGTATCTTGGGCTAAATAAGGAACTTCATACCATTTATTGTTATCTGAATCTACTATATCTAATATCTCTATAATATTAGTTTCATTTAAAATAATCTTATCATATCTTTTAGGAGTGCCAAAAGTAAATGTTTGGGATTGAATAGTTCCTGCTACTGCTCTAGCTTTTTTCTTTTGTAAATAATATACTGGTGTGTTATTATTATCTACCTGATAAACTGATAATGCATCTGCTCCTGCTAATGCTATTGAGCTAGAAGTATAAACTACAGGATCAATTGTTCTAAATTGAACATTCGTATTAGTAGCGCTAACAATCATTTCTTGATTTACAGATAAAGAATAATTCCAATCTGGATAATAAGTTGAGCCTGATTGAATTGCAGGTAATAATTGAAATACCTCTAATTCAACTGTCGCAGGTACTGTATTTTTTGGTTTATATCCCCTTTCTTGAGCTAATTGTAATAAATTAGATCTTTCAGTTGCGTAAGATAATAAACTTTCTTTTAATTGATTATCTGTATAGTATGAAAGAACATCGCCAACATACGACGCCATTTCAATAAACATCATACCTGGTGAAGTTTCATTGAAATCATTATATGTATTAGGGAAATAGCTCTTAGCAAACTCTATAAGAGATTGTCTAAAATTGCTAAAGTCCTTATTAATATACTTTATATCTTTTTTTGTATTGTTATTTAACATTATAATATAGCTATAGTTCCTGATTGATTAATATCTAACACGATAGTTTGATTAGCGCCTTGATTTGAAACTCTAAAATTAATAGTT